TCTCACAAGCAACCTCGTACCATCGTGTTGGAAATGCAATCAGAATAAAGGTAGCAGAAACTGGCTCTCGTGGATGAGAGCAACATTTGGAATAAATCAGGACCGTGAGGCGCTGATTTACCAACATATACACTAGATAACAATGAGTTTATCCCCATTTGATCTGACCGCCAGAGCTGCGGCTATCGCTTTGGGTCTTACGACCTATACCCGTGAAAACGGTCAGCGATATACAATTAGAAACCTCTCTAATACTAAGCACTCTGGTAACTACAACGGTCAGGGTGGGCGTGATGAGCTATCTGGAGCCCGTAAAGGGAACCGTGGAGGAGGTACCGGTGGAAGCCGTATGAGAAACGAGCTTCTATCGACTCCTCCCGGCGCTAACCGGACAGCATTTGGCAACGCTATGGCGGCTGCTAACGCTAAAGGTATGGAAGGACATCACATCAATCCGATCTACCTCACGGGTAACGCCCTACAGGAGATGGATCCTGAGCGTCGGGTTGAGTATTTTGAACGGTTTCGCCGTGCTGGCGTCTCAATTGGTAACCAAGCCGAGAACGTGATGCCACTCAGTAACACCAAACCAGCTCCTAACAAGCCAAGTCCTCACAGACAGGCACACGTGGAGGGTGAAGCCCTGCAAAACCGGCTAAAACTGATGGAACAGATTAAGCCGTCTGCGTCGGGTACCGCCGCTAAACCGCCGAAACCCAAAGCTGCAACGCTTCGATCGACCTTACAGACCTTCTTTAAGGGCGGTTTGCCTCCAGTTCCTAATAGTTTGGGTATTCCAGAGATGACTCCAACAATTGCGGGCATGACTAACGAAAGATTGCTCGATATTGCAAGTCAGACTGGAAGACTTTACATACCGATCGCTGATTGACGCCTAGGAGGCGCTACAAGGCGCCTCTACCACCCTCTATGCTAGATTGTACCTATGAACCCTTTAGAAGCCCTTCAGGGCGATTTTAAGCTATTCTTACAGGCTCTCTGGAGTCAGCTTGAATTGCCGAGTCCAACACGGGCTCAATATGCGATTGCTGACTATTTACAACACGGACCCAAACGACTACAGATTCAAGCCTTCCGAGGAGTCGGAAAATCTTGGATCACCGGAGCGTTCGTTCTTTGGAATCTCTTCAATGATCCCGAAACAAAGATCATGATCATCTCGGCGTCAAAAGAACGCGCCGACAACATGAGTATCTTCCTTCAAAAACTAATCCTTGAGACGCCATGGCTAATGCACCTGAGACCGACGAACGAGGACGCCCGGTGGAGTCGGGTGAGTTTCGATGTGAAGTGCCGCCCTCACCAGGCTCCGTCTGTAAAGTCTGTGGGTATTACCGGGCAACTCACTGGATCGCGTGCCGATCTGATGGTATTGGACGATATCGAAGTTCCTGGCAACTCGATGACAGAGTTGATGAGAGAAAAGCTTCTTCAATTGACTACGGAAGTCGAATCAATTCTGACACCGAAAGATACAAGCCGTATTGCCATTTTGGGAACGCCTCAAACGACCTTTACCATCTATAGGAAGCTTGCTGAGCGGAATTATCGCCCGTTTGTGTGGACTGCGCGGTATCCGCGGAAGATGGATAACTATGAAGGGCTTTTAGCGCCTCAATTGGTGGAAGATATTGAGAATGGAGCGGAGGCTTGGGAAGTTACCGACCCTGACCGCTTCGATAACGACGATCTAATTGACCGTGAGGCTTCAATGGGTCGTAGCAACTTTATGTTGCAGTTCATGTTAGACACGAGTTTGAGTGATGCTTCTAAATTCCCGCTTAAGTGTAGCGACCTTGTTGTTACCTCTGTCAATCCTGAGTCTGCTCCTGACGCCGTTGTCTGGTGCAGCGACCCAACAAACGTCATCAAAGACCTCCCAGCTGTCGGACTCCCTGGGGATTACTTCTACTCTCCTATGTTATTACAGGGAGACTGGGGACCTTACACCGAAACAATTGCTAGCGTTGATCCATCGGGCAGAGGAAGCGATGAAACTGCCGTATCGTACATCTCTCAAAAAAATGGATTCCTTTACCTGCACGAAATGAGGGCATATAGGGACGGTTATTCCGACAATACCCTTTTAGACATCCTTCGAGGGTGTAAAAAGTACGGAGTAACAAAACTTCTCATCGAAACTAACTTTGGTGATGGTATTGTTGCGGAGTTGTTCCGAAAACACCTTCAACAGACGAAACAAGCCATCGATATTGAGGAGGTACGTGCAAATGTCAGGAAGGAAGACCGTATTATTGATGCCCTTGAGCCTGTTCTTAATCAACATCGCCTTATTGTTGATAAACAGGTCATCGAATGGGACTACAGATCGAATCCAGACGCTCCACCGGAGGAACGACTCCCATATATGTTATTCTATCAATTATCCCGCATGTGTCGGGAAAAAGGAGCCGTAAGACACGACGACAGATTAGACTCCCTTGCCCAGGGCGTGAAATACTATACGGAGGCTATGGCGATCTCCGCCTACGAGACGATGAAACGGCGGAAGATGGATGAGTGGTTAGACCACCAACAGGCGTGGCTAGAAGACCCAGAATCCGAGGCTAATCACATGGTCTTTGGTTTCGACCTGGCGATGAAGCAAAAGGCAAGACAAATAAAGGGTAACAAGTCAGTCGCCACCTGGCGTTAGACCAGATCACCACCTTATACAGGGAAACGGAAGGGTGGACCGGAGTACCTGTGCGCAGAGAGGAGCTAATCCTCCCACTTCGTGGGACGACAATCTCCTCTCTCTTTCCTGATTGACATAGGTGAAGTCAATTATTGAAAGTACTATCTAACCCTACCTTTAATAAGGCTGTAACATATGATATACAGTAGTCCCTGTAATAATGTACATACAGGATTCATTGTAGATTACCACCGTACCAGGACTGGACCGAATTACTTCATGGTATTCTACAAGAATTGTTCAAGAATAGTGACAGAGCCTATTGAGGTTAGTCGCATCCTTGGTACCGCCAGGTATCTAGACAGCTCCAAGCAGCTACGGACGTGGTGTGAGGAGATGGTAGAGCAGTATGGTGAGAAGAAGAAGGAGAAGGAGGATGTGTCTGTTATGGAGTACGCTAAGACTGCCGGGTTTGGTCCTGAAGGACACGGTGATACCGGTGTCGATGAGACGGATCCCAATCACAATACCCGTACAATCATCTAAAGAGGGCGAAACCCGATAAATTTTGGCATAATTTTGTGAAGCCATATAGCATAGTACGCCTGTACTAGTTTATCCCCATGGGTACCCTCCGGTTCCGCCCTGATACGCCTACCGGGTGGTAGTGGTACTGACCTACTACTACCTGGCGCAACCTGGCGGAGCCAGGGTCCGCCCTGATACATCAGTACCATCCAGGCTGAACCAGGCGGAGCCTGTGCTTATTGAGAATGCATCTCAATTGCAGCTCATCTGTAGCGACTCGGGTTCCGCCCTGTTCGCACCGCATGAAGATGAGTACAAATACCTATTGACAAATGGGCACCTGGTGTGCCATTATTAAAGAGTGGTCGAGGGAGGCGCTGCCTCCGCTCAGTCCTCGGACAGACCACACCTCGTCCCTAGTAAACCCGAGCATCGGGAGCTGAACGGGACACCAGCCATTGTTACGACATGTAACGAGGGCTTGACAGATGGGCACCTGACGTGCTTTAATTAAAGAGTGGAGGCAAGAGCCACCGCCAACCAACCAAACCCTTAGGCGATAGCCAGCCGAGGTCCAACCATCCCGAACCACGAGTTCACACGGGTTGGACACAGCCAGCAGCCGATGCGGTGGGAATAACCAGCCATGCCACGACGCAGCTGGTAGTACTAGTGACAGTAGTACAGTTGGTATACTCAACCCATCACACTCATTCGCTACATTCACCTATGCAACTTAACCTGCCTGGTAACACCGGCATCACACCTTGCACCTATTTAGTAGGCAAAGCGCCTGCACGAGTTCGTGTTAGTCGCGCTGCAAGACTTGATGAATGGGATAACTGGCGCACCTCACTTATCACACAACACACTAAGAAACGTGCTCGTCGTGCTGATAACTGGATGCGCAAACATAGCCATCTCATCAAGTAATCAATTCACACTC